CCTACGTCAGGTAGAAGCTGGCAAACTGACCATAGCGGATGCTGACTGATGGATACTCAATCACAACTTGAATCACATGAACGAGAATGCGCTATTCGTTATACTGCAGTTCATGAAAAATTAGAGTCACTTGACAAGCGCATGTGGAGACTCGAAGCAATGATAATGGGATCAACGATAGTAATTGTTGGTCTTGCACTCACTATGATAGGCAAACTGTGAGGTAAAACAATATGATAGCTGAAACCTTAGCTGGAATAGCTTTGGTAAAAAGTGCTGTTGAGGGCATTAAATCAGCAATTAATACCGCCAAGGATATTGGTGAGATAGCTTCTCACGTAGATAATCTTTTAGAGGGCGAAAAACAAATACAACAACAACGATCTAAAAAATCAGGAGTAGGTTTTGGTGATCAATTAGGTATTAAAAGTGTAGCTCAAGAAGTAATTGATGCTAAACTAGCTCAAGAAAAAATACAAGAAATGAGAGCTATGATTGATATGCGCTTTGGACCAGGTACTTGGCAAAGCATTGTAGACCTTAGAGCTAAACGTATTCAAGAAGCTAAAGAAGCTGCTATTGCTAAAAGAAAAGAAGAAATAAAAAAACATAACGAATTAATGGAAACAATTAAAATAGTAATGATAATTACAGGTGTTTTAATTTTTGCAATAATAGCACTTATAAGTGCATTTAAAGTTGCATAGGAGATTAAATGTTTAAAGTAATTGTATTGGCTTGTAGTATAGCCGTTCCAGATAAATGTTGGGAATATTACGATACTAGAGGCCCATACGATTCACGCGAACAATGTACTTCTAGAGCCTATGAAATGGGCAATGATATTCGTATGATTAATAAAGGTAAAATAGAACCTAAAAAATTTAAGTGTGTACAACTAAAAGGACAAGCTTTATGATATCATCCTTAATAGGTCCAGTAACAGGACTACTAGATAAATTTATTCCTGATGCAGATGAAAAAGCACGCATAGCGCATGAATTAGCTACTATGGGTGAACGACATGCTCAAGAGTTAGCTAAAGGTCAACTTGAAATAAACAAAGCAGAAGCAGCTAGTCGTAATATTTTTGTAGCTGGTTGGCGACCGTTTATTGGCTGGACATGTGGCATTGCTTTATTCTGGCACTTTGTAGGATTACCTATTACTTTGTTTGTTGTATCATGGTTTAATGTAGATATTCCTCCGCTGCCTACTTTTGAAATGGAAACACTTATGACTGTTCTTATGGGTATGCTTGGTCTTGGTGGTCTTAGAACATTTGAAAAAGTAAAAGGTAAAACAAAATGAATATAGACCAGCTAAGAGAGGAGCTAAAAGTAGATGAAGGAGTTAAGTACGAGATTTATCTCGATCACCTTGGCCTCCCTACTTTTGGTATTGGCCATCTTGTTCTTGATAGCGATCCTGAGTATGGACAAGAAGTTGGCACACCAGTCTCAGAAGATAGAGTTAATGAGTGCTTCGCTAAAGATGTCAAAATCGTGTTATCGGAGTGCAAGAAGCTATATGCCAATTTCGAGCTTTTGCCTGGTGAAGTCCAATTAATTATTGCTAATATGATGTTTAATATGGGAAGACCTAGGCTTAGTAAGTTTAGAGGTATGCGAGCAGCAGTAGATGCTGGTAACTGGAATCGTGCTGCAGATGAAATGGTTGATAGCCGTTGGTATCAACAAGTAACTAATAGAGCAGATCGATTAGTTAACCGTATGCGTAGTATATAAAACGCCCTTATACGGGGAGAAACGTTCATTATATATTATAGAGGTTAACTATGAGAAACACAGAGTACACAGGTCCATCGATGCCTATTTCAGAAGAAATCGATAAAATGAAATACAGATTAGAAGACGAAACATTTGATGGAAAGATTAAGCGCATAGCAAAGGCACTCTGTGATAACGATGAACATCAATATGCACTAGAAGATATTTTAGGTAATCGTAGGTTCTTACCTGCTGGTCGCGTTCAAAACGCTATGGGCAGTCCACGAATTACTACTGCTTATAATTGCTTTGTAAGTGGTCATATCGAAGACTCGATGGATAGCATTATGCTACGAGCTACTCAGGCAGCTGAAACAATGCGACGAGGCGGTGGTATCGGCTATGACTTTAGTCGTATTAGACCACGAGGAGACCTTATTAAATCTCTTGATAGTAAATCAAGCGGCCCAGTTTCTTTTATGGGAATCTTTGATTCTATTTGTCAAACGATTGCTAGTAGTGGTCACAGGCGTGGGGCGCAGATGGGTGTACTTCGCGTAGATCACCCTGATATTCTTGACTTTATTAGTGCTAAACGTAACAGCGATAAGCTTACTGGCTTTAATATTTCTGTTGGTATTACAGATGCTTTTATGAAAGCACTTGAAGCAGGTTCAGATTACACTCTTTACTTTGAAGGTCATGAGCGTGGTACTCTTTCGGCACCAATGGTGTGGGACGAGGTAATGAACTCTACTTGGGATTGGGCAGAGCCTGGAGTTATCTTTGTTGATCGCATTAATGAAATGAATAACTTGCATTACTGTGAAACTATTGAAACAACAAACCCTTGTGGTGAACAACCATTACCACCTTTCGGCGCATGTCTACTTGGTTCTTTTAATCTTACTAAATATGTAATAGATAATCCATACGATAAATGTACATTTGATTATTCAAGTTATATTGAAGATATTAAGCATGTAGTTCGCGCAATGGATAATGTAGTTGATAGAACAATTTATCCATTAAAGGAACAAGAAGATGAAGCACAAAACAAAAGACGAATGGGGCTTGGAATCACAGGATTGGCTAATGCAGGTGAAATGCTTGGATACCCTTACGGGACAATTGGATTTCTTAATTGGATGGAAGTCGTATTTAAAACGCTTAGAGATGAAACATATCGTGCTTCGGCAAACTTGGCAAAAGAAAAAGGAGTCTTTCCTTTATACAATGAAAAATATTTAGAAAGTAAATTTATTAATACACTCAGTGAGGACGTAATTGAGTTGATTAAAACAAATGGTATTCGTAATAGCCATCTTACTTCTATTGCACCTACAGGTACTATTAGTATTTGTGCAGATAATGTAAGCGGTGGTATTGAGCCAGTATTTAATCATTACTATGATCGCACCATTCAAACATTTGATGGTCCAAAGGTCGAACGCGTTATGGATTATGCTTACTCAAAGGGTGTTGAAGGTAAAACTGCTAATGAAATTAGCGTACAAGATCACCTTAAAGTTCTTCTACTAGCACAACAATACGTTGATTCGGCATGTTCTAAAACTTGTAATGTAGGAGATGACGTCACATATGATGAGTTCAAACAGGTCTATGTTGATGCCTGGAAAGGCAACGCGAAAGGATGCACAACGTTCCGACTTAGTGGTAAAAGGTTCGGGATCCTTAACAACGAAACCGTGGAAGAAAAAGAGACGGTACCTAGCGAGACTCAGGAAGTGGCTCAAGAAGAAGGAAAGGCAGAAGCTTGCTTTTTCGACCCGCTTACTGGCGCAAAAGAGTGCGCTTAATTAATTAACGGAGGAGTTCATGGCAGAAGAAGTTATTTCTGTTGTCGATATTGCATCGAAAGGAGTTGTTATCGACACTCCTCCCGTTGCCTTAGCCCAAAATATATTTACAGATGTTAAAAATGTAAGATTTAAAGATGGCGCTGTTAGAAAAATGCCTGGAGAATTACTTTTAAACGATATAGCAGGTGCAACAGGTCAAGCAAAATATATTGCTGTATGGGAAAACCCTAATAGACAACCTACTGGTGTATACTATGTGTATGTTGTTGATAAGGTTTCTGCAGGTGTTGTAGTTGGTCAACAAATTTTTGTTCAAGATCATCTCGGAAATAAAGTAGATGTAACACCTACTTCACTTAATAGCGGAAATGGTTTTCAAGCTACAGATGATGGTTGGCAGCATACATTGTTTAGTGGTGGTTTTACTTTTATTATTAATAATGGTTTAGATAAGCCACACTATATTCTAGATACACCTGGAAATACTTCGCTTAGTAATCTTGTATTAGCAGAACTTCCAGGATGGGACAGCTATAATGTTTCGCAGGTAATTGTAGATGATGTGTTTACAGCTTCTTCTACTAATGTATTTGATCTAGGCCAAAACGTAAACTTTGCAAATAATCTTATTACAGTTACAGGTACTGCTAATAAAACAGCACAAGCAGGTAGCCCAGCAGGTACAGGCACTGTTAATGGTGTTGACTTTGTACCTGGAGCGTTACCTAGCTCTACACCAACTATCACGAGTAATAACTTTCAAATTTATACTG